AATATACTAAATGCCTAAAGGACACTCCTTACGCATTGAAGACTTATTTGGAGACGTATGATAATACACAGTCTAAGTATGTCCCCTTTGAATTATTCCCTGACCAAGAACAACTAATAAAAGATTACGATACGTATAATGAAAACTTAGCCCTTAAGTATAGACAGGCGGGTGTTTCTACGGCAACCTCGGCTTGGGTTAGTAAAAAATTACAATTTGCGTCCCCTAAACAACCTGAGAAAGTTCTAATCATTGCGAACAAACTTGATACCGCCAAAGAAATGGCGAATAAGGTTAGAGGGTTTTTGAACCAATGGCCCGAATGGATAAACGTAGGGTTTTCTAAAGATAAAGATTCTCAGTCACACTTCCGTTTGAATAATGGTTGTGAGGTTAAGGCGGTTGCAACCTCTATGGATGCACTAAGGGGGTACACACCAACGGTATTGGTTTTTGATGAAGCGGCATATATTGATGCCGGTAACGATTTTTGGGCGGCATGTATGGCGTCTCTGTCTACGGGTGGTAAAGTAATCGTAGTATCAACACCTAACGGGTTTGATAAAATTTATTATGAGATATACGCTCAGAGCCAACAAGGGTTAAACGATTTTAAGATTACCGAAATGGTATGGTATAAAGACCCTAGATTCACCAAAGACTTAAAGTGGATAAAAACTAAAGACATTGTTGATTACATTCTAAATAGGGACAAATATAACGACGATGAGGTTGTATTAATCGAAAATAATCAAGACGAGTTTCCTAAATTAGTTAAGAAAGGTTATAAACCATATTCTAGTTGGTTTGAACAAATGTCTAAAAAATTAAAATATGATAGACGTAAGATATCACAAGAGTTAGAGAACAATTTCTTAGGTTCGGGAGATAACGTAATACCTCCTGACACCATTGAAATGATAAGGGAACGAATGTTAGAAGAACCTAAAGAAAAGTATATGGCAGGTCAAATGTGGGTTTGGAATGAACCGATTAAAGACCACAGGTATATTATGGGTGTCGATGTGTCTCGAGGAGATTCCGAAGATTCATCGTCTATTTGTATAGTCGATTTTGACACCAGAGAACAAGTCGCTGAGTACTTAGGTAAGATACCCCCCGACGAATTAGCGGATGTTTGTTTCAAATGGGGTAGTATGTATTCAGCATTTACAGTTGTGGATATCACAGGAGGTATGGGTGTTGCAACGGTAAGAAAACTACAAGAATTAGGTTATAAAGATTTATATGTTGATGGTATCAATGCGTTTGATAAATGGTCTTGGAATCCTAAGGCACATGAAAAAATGCCAGGTTTATCGTTTAACAGTAAACGAACACAAATAGTTGCTGCCTTTGAGGAGTCATTAAGACATAATTTTGTTGTAAAATCGACCAGATTAGTAAATGAAATGAATACCTTTGTCTATATAAACGGTAAAGCAGACCATATGAAAGGTCATCACGATGATTTAATTATGGCTATGGCGATGTGTGTATATGTTGGTGAGTTCTCATTTTCACTATTAAAAAAGTCAGAAGCATCAACAAAGGCATTATTAGAGGGATGGACAGTTACAGATAGTCCTAACACACCTCAACCACAACAGAACAGTAATAGAAGACAATTAGGGTCACTGGACCCGTTTAGAGGTATCGCACCAAATAATCCATCAAATCCAAACCGTGCTGCCAGTAGACAAGACTATTCGGATTTTTCATGGTTAATGGGTGGTAAAAGAAGGAATAATTAATATTGACTTAGAATAATATTTCAACTAATATTATTTTGAATATTTATATGTTAACATGGCAGAGCAAAATTATACAATTTATCAAAGATTAGGTAAACTATTTGGAGGAACTACAGGAGCAAGTCCTGTTAGTGACCCAGCACCTACATACAATTTTGATAAGAAAGAATTGTTAAGGACTACGGATAGTGCGGAGTATGAGCAGGAAAAACTACAAGCACAACAAGCGTTGTTCTTAAATAACCAATGGACTAAAATTGATAGTCAGTTATACCAACAGGCGGTTTTTCATGAACCAAATAGGATGGCTGCGTATTATGATTATGAGTCTATGGAGTTTACCCCTGAGATATCAGCGGCTTTAGATATATATGCTGAAGAAGCAACGACACTGTCAGAACAAGGGTATATCTTAAATGTTTATTCAGAGAGTAAAAGAATTAAATCAATATTAGGTGATTTATTTAACAACATATTAGACATTGACACTAACTTACCTATGTGGACTAGAAACACATGTAAGTATGGTGATAATTTTCTTTATCTTAAATTAGACCCAAAGAAAGGTATTATTGGTTGTAACCAATTACCGAATATGGAAGTTGAAAGAATAGAGAAAGGAATGAATGTTCACGGGTCAAGTGGTAATCAAAGTAATTCTTCAGAATCAAGAGAAACCAAATATGTTTGGAAAGAAAAAGATATGGAGTTTAATGTGTGGGAAATAGCACACTTTAGATTATTGGGTGACGATAGAAAATTACCTTATGGTACTTCTATGTTAGAAAAAGCAAGACGTATTTGGAAACAATTAGTTTTAGCTGAGGATGCGATGTTAATCTATAGAACTTCAAGAGCACCTGAAAGAAGGGTATTCAAAGTATTTGTGGGTAATATGGATGATAAAGATGTCGACCAATATGTACAACGAATTGCGAACAAGTTTAAAAGAGATAATGTAGTAGACCCTGCAAATGGGCAAGTGGACCAAAGGTATAATCAAATGGCGGTTGACCAAGATTACTTTATTCCTGTACGTGACCCTAACGCACCTAACCCAATCGATACATTACCAGGAGCACAAAACCTTTCTGAGATTGCTGATATCGAATACATACAAAAGAAATTATTAGCGGCACTTCGTATACCTAAAGCATTTTTAGGGTTTGAAGATGTGGTCGCTGACGGTAAAAACTTATCATTACAAGATATACGTTTCGCAAGAACTATTAATCGTATTCAAAAGGCAATGATTCAAGAGTTAAATAAAATTGCCGTAATCCATTTATATATGTTAGGGATGGAGGATGAACTTAATAACTTTACATTAGGTTTAACAAATCCTTCGACACAGTCTGACTTACTTAAGGTTGAGGCTTGGAAAGAAAAGATATTACTTTATAAAGATGCGGTAAGTGACCCAGGAAATGGTATATCTGCAGTATCACACACATGGGCTAAGAAAACAATTTTAGGTATGTCTGATGAAGAGGTTAAACTTGATTTACAACAACAACGTTTTGAAAAGGCGATTGCTAATGAATTGGAAACGACATCAGAAGTGATAAAGAAAACAGGTATCTTTACAAATATAGATGAATTATACGGAGACCCTGATGCCCCTGAACCTACAGGTGATGTGGATGATGGTTCTGATATGGGAGGTATGGGAGACACAGGTATGGATTCTCCAGCAACGGAAGAACCTGTTGACGATATCCCAATGGATACTGATGCTGGTGAATTAGGTGAGAGTAATACCGAAGAAGATTTATCCATTATATTAGAAACTAAGGACTTTGGTGTCCCTAAAAAATTAAATCTAATGAAGGGTCAAGAAGTGACTACTGAATTAGAAAAAAAGCTTAAAAATATCTTAGGAGAGTAATTAATACAAACTTTAAGATATTTATTAGTAAACACATTGTAATATGATTGCTTTAGGAAAATTAAGACAACAGGTTTATACTCGCTTAGCCGAAGAATATACAAAGAAAGAATCGTTTAAGAAAACGTTTAATTCTATAATGACAGTATTAAATGAAAACAAATCTCTTAATAAGGTTTTTAACATTTATACAGATTTCGAAACTAGACACATTTCTAGTAAAGAAATTGCTTCAGAGTTTATTATTGAGGCAGTAAATGAAATCAAATCTTTAATGACTAAAGATTATGTTTCAGGGGTTAAGAAACTTTCTACGTTGGTTGGTCAAGTAAAATGTAATGAGAATGAAACTACAAAACATTTAGATATTTTAGTTCACAATCACGGTTACGAAACATTAGTGGAACGTATCGAGTCAAAGAATACTTTAGTTGGTATTTTAACCGAACCTAAAGAGATTAAGGAGTCTACTAATCCTGTAACACAATCAATATTATCTTCTTTATTGGTAACTAAATTTAATGACAAATTTTCGGTAATGACTGAATCTGAGAAAGAAAAGTTTAAGAAATATACTGACATGAATACGTCAGAAGTTAATGATATAGTTACTGAATTAAAAACACAACTTAGAGAGTCAATTAATGAATTGAAGTCTAATGTTGAATTAAAAGAGATTGTTTTAGAAGTTGAAAAGAAAGTAGACGAGAGTGGTTCTGATTTATTATCTTTAGTAAAATTAGAACAACTTAAAGAAAGTTTATCTTAAAACTCTTCTCTATCACTTTTAGCTTGTAGGTATACTGCCTTAGATTTTTGTTTTCTTTTAATAGACGAAGGTTTTTCGTGATATCTATTTTCTCTTATTTGTTGTTGTTGTTTAACGTTACGAACTTTCCTTTTGTATCTCTTCAAGGCTCTTTCGATAGATTCATTTTTTCCTAATTTTATAATTAACATAGATTGTATTTAAATTCTTATTTATTATAAATATACGGAATATCTTTGTATTATACAATACTTCTAAAAAAAAGTAAGTTTTTTGACATGTAGGGTTATTTTTACTATAATATTATCAGGGACAATAAAAAGAAAAGATTATGATAATATATGAAATCAGGTAAATTCATAAATTTAAATGTTAATGAACAATTTAAATGTGGGTACGGAACTGTAGACTCAAAAAACTTAAAATCAATATACTCTAAAATAACCTGTTGGATTGAACCAACAAATAACGTAACTAATTGGAATACCGTAATAGGTGGTTTAAAACGTAAGATATCAGGTAAATTAACAGAAACTCTAAATATTACAGATAAATTTAAAAAGGATAGGTTTATTGTTGATTTAGATATTAGGGCGAGTGGATTAGAAAAAGGTAAGAAGTCTTTTATGAACTGTGAGATAACACTGTTTACAAATGGTAGTTATGAGATTAGAGACGTAGATTTTAAAACAGATGTTAATCACATAATAGAGAATATAATCGATAATTCGGTTATCCCCTATTCAAGTTTTACGTACTATAAAAGTAAGAGAGGTTAGTCCTCTCTTTTTTTATGCTCAAACTTTATAAATTTTTTCTTTGTATTAATATATTTATAGTATAGAAACATATGTAACATTATGAAAATATTGAACCAAAACGATACGAACACAAGAGGTATCCTTATAGAATATGACGCTGGTCATATAAAACCTTCTGAAAACAAATCAGTTATCAGAGAGATGAAGGAGATGAATAAAGATAACTTTGTGTTGTATGCGGTACTTCAAAAATACGATACCCCAAATAAAAACGGTAGAATCTACGGTGAAAGAATCCTAAAGAGAGAAACCGACAACTATAAAACATTAATAGAACAAGGAAGAGCGTTAGGTGAATTAAATCACCCTGAAACTTCTTTAGTCGATTTAGAGAGAACATCACACCGTATTACTGAGTGTTGGTGGGACGGTAAAATATTAATGGGTAAAGTTGAATTATTAACATCTGAAGCATTTAGGTCTACAGGACAGATTACGTGTATGGGTGATATCGCAGCGAATTTATTATTACACGGAGTCACATTAGGTATCTCATCCAGAGGTGTTGGGTCGTTAAAGAAATCAGGAGAATATAATGAAGTACAAGATGACTTCGAAATGGTTTGTTTTGATTTAGTATCATCACCATCCACACCAGGAGCATATCTATTCCAAGACGAGGGAGATAGAGAGAAATATGCTGAGTCTATAGATAAGAAAGAACCTACTATCACTGATAATAAGACACTAAACTTAATGAATAAATTAAACTCATTCTTAGGAAAATAAAAAAAAACTTAATATTTATTCGTTTGTAGTATGTTTTTTTCGTACTACAAATATATTTATATAAGTATAATAAAATAAATACATTAAAAAAACATAGAAAAAATGGCTAAATCAATCTTAGAAGAAGCATTACTTCAGGTGTCACAACTTGAGGAAGCGGTTAAGAACAACGCAAAAGAAATACTTGCATCTACAATGAAGCAAGAAATTGATGAGCTAGTAAGAGAATCTATGGAAGAACCTCAAGAGGACGTAGAAGCATCATTAGAGATGGAACCTACAGAAGAATTATCAGAAGAATCTACAGATGTAGAAGAAACTGAATTAGACGAACAATTTGAGGGGTCTGAAGATGAAGACGAATCTGAAGAATCAGATGACGACGAAATGGAAGACGAAGACGAAGACAACGATGACGATGAGTCAGAGGAGTTAGAAGACTTCGATTCTAAAGAAGAGTCAGAAGGGGAATCGGAATTCGGAGACATTGAAATGCCAACGTTAGAATTACCATCACTTGATGATGAGGAGGACGAGGTTATTGATATGACAGGCGCATCTGACGAAGAGATTCTAAAAGTCTTCAAATCCATGGGAGAAGAAGACGGTATCATCGTATCACAAGAAGAAGACGGAACTGTTCACTTAGAGGACGGAGATGACGAATACAGAATTGAAGTTAACGAATCTGAAGACGAATCGTCTGAAGAGGAAGTTGCTGAAGAGGAAGTTTCTGAATCAACGGACCCTATAGAAGAGTCGTCTGATGAAGAAGTAGTTTATGAAATCGAATTAGACGAAGAAGTATCTGACGAAGAAGTTGCCGAAGAGGTTACTGAAACTGAAGAAATCACTGACGAGTCTGAGGAAGACGAAGAAACTCCTGAAGCTGATATGGAAGAGGCATCAAGAACTCACGCAGCTGACGCAAGAGTCCCTTCAAATCAAGGTAAAAAATATAAAGCAGGTCGTGCTGACTTAAGCGAAGATATTAAAACTTTGAAAACGAAGAACGGCGAATTAACTGAAGCCTTAAAGGTATTCAGAGACAAATTAAACGAAGTTGGAGTATTCAACGCAAACTTAGCATACGCTACGAGATTGTTTACGGAACACACAACTACGAAATCGGAGAAATTAAACATCTTAAAGAGATTTGACGGTATTGAAACGTTAAAAGAATCTAAGTCGTTATACAATTCGATTAAAAATGAATTAACTGCTTCAGATACAAAGTTAACTGAAACAGTTGTAAACAAAATTTCATCATCACCAAAATCAGGTTCATCTGAAAAATTAGTGGAGTCTAAAACTTATGAGAATCCACAGATTAGAAGAATCAAAGAGATGATGGGTATTGTTAAATAATAAAATAAATAAAATTAATATAAAACCAAATTAAAATGGGAGCATTATTAGAATCAGGATTAGTTGGTAACATCGGGTTAAAACACCTAAAAGTTATCAAAGAAGACACAATTAACAAATGGGACAAATTAGGATTTTTAGAAGGTCTTAACGGTCACCAAAAAGAGAACGTTGCACAGTTATTTGAAAACCAAGCATCGTACTTAATTAACGAGGCAGCTCACACGGATTCAGCAGGTTCATTCGAAACTGTAGTATTTCCAATCGTAAGAAGAGTATTCTCAAAATTATTAGCTAACGATATCGTATCGGTACAAGCTATGAACTTACCAATCGGTAAATTATTCTTCTTCGTACCAAAGGTACAAGATAGAAAAAGTGATAATGGTCACTATAAGCCATTCGGATTCCCAGGTGGAACTGA